CCTGTATACCATTTTCAATTGGCTCCATCTTAAACTCAACCTTAGAGTTATCGCTATCTCCAGGCAATGGAATATAAAGAGTTCTATGGGACTGTGACTTTAGACCTGTTTGCAAGAATCTAAACATTTTGTCTTCTGCTTCAGCACTAAGTTTTGCACCCTTGAGAGTAATGATATATCTAGGAACTGCCTTGTTCTCAAAGTAATCAATATTATATTGCGATGCTAATTGATCTCCAACAAGTGAAGGAAGTGCTGCAACAATATCTGGAATTCCATAATATGTATTTAATGGAGAATATGATTTAAAGTGAATGATTTCATTTGGACGTGTATCTGCAGTTACTGGGTTTGGATTAGTAGCACCAAAGTTTCTAAAGTAAACTACCTTCTGCCCAATAATTTGCATAAATCCATCACGTAATCTTCTAATGCGAATTGTTGCTGAAGGGATATGGCCTACATACCCAATTTCTCCAGTGACAGTTCTTCCTATTTCTAAGTACCCATTTCCTGTAGACTCAACGTCTGTATAGAACTTTTCCATAGTCTTAGTAAAACTATCATCATCATTTAGTGATTCAAGCCAGTCACGTAATTCAATCTTCATTCTTTCAATTCTTTTACGGGCACGACCTACTGCTGCCTCATCATCATTTCCTTCAAATCTTAAAGTAGTTCTATCTGTAACATCAAATCGGTATCCAAGACCAACAATGTTTGAAACCTTAGCATCAATGGCTGCATGGTTTGCAAAAGATGTATCATAAAAATTTGCTAATTCATAAAGATTATATGGTGGTGTAATTACATCAAATAGACCATACCCATTGCGATACACAGTTCCAGGATTGATTGCTTTTGATCCTGAACCCTGCCCAGTTGGTGATGCATTTGCTGAATCTAGATATGCTGGATTACTTGTGTCTAATGCCTTTGCAATGTTTCTTGCAGTTCTTCTCTTAAAGTTTTGATCTAGACCTGAGTAATCTTTTAAATTTTCCCATGACTTATTAAAAGGATCTTGCTCTTTAAATTCATTAACTTCTTTTTCTTGAGTATTTAAAGATGCTGGAACATAATATATTTCGTCATTATTCATCGAATGCTTCCCTACCTGATACGTTAAGTGTCTTTTGTGCTGCATGCCATGCGCCAAGGTCATTCATAGATGGGATCAAGCCAGACTTCATTCTGTCTAGTTGCTCAGAGTGCTCTTCTTCTGAAATTCTAGTTAGACCCGCAACAAAAACAGCCTCTCCATCTCCTGGATCGCCATAGTGTCTTGCTGCCTTTTTCAACTCTGTTATTTTTTCAATATCCCCACGCATAGACTCTATGTTTAAGACATTGCCTTCGCCATCAGTAAACCATTTTCCAGTAGATTTTTTATATACGTATAGGCCCCAGTCGTAGTTCTTTTCGATTACCTTTTTACGCACATTGCCAATAATAGGCAAACCAGTTTTTGGATTAATTAATGGATTCATAACCACAAGTATACCATATTAGGCAGGAACTGATACTGTAGGTTGCCAGAGTATATCGGAATATGCAGAGAACTGATCAGACTCAATGCTAACTCCCTTATTATCATCAATAACTACTTTATTTTTACCAATATATGAATTGTAGACAACAGATGGATCAGTTGTATATAAACTGGTTGTATTAATAACTAAAACTTCGTTCCAAATAAAGTTTTCAAGCCAGTATGTCCATATTCTTTCAGTCAGACCGCTGGTCTTTACATCAATCCAAGGCCTACTTATTGTACTTTGGATTTGCTGTAGACTGGTTGCCTGGTAGTAGGAAATGTTATTAAATATCATTGGGCCAGTTAGATTGACTGATCCTATAAATGAGTCAAAGTTTAACAAGTCTGCAAAAGATATTCCAAGAACTGTCCATTCTTTGACTGTTATCACTGGCTCTCTAACTATGTTTCCATTAATGTAATATACCAAACCATTGATATCTAGACCTGTATTGCCACTTACACAAACTATTTTTCCTCTAAAACCATCTTCGCTATTTGCCTGAATATAAAAGTTTAGGGTATCGCCTTTGTGATTAATCTCAAATACTTTAGTCCTTGTAATTGGGAAAAAGTCTTTATCATATCTTAGCCATACCTGTGCAGCACCAACCTTATAGTTAGCAGCCACAGACTCATTGATTGGCATAGATATTCCACGAGTTACTCCTGAATTAAAATCTCCACGAATTTCTATTCCGCTTTTTTTTGTTAAATAAAGATGTGGTGTGCTGCCTTTATATATACTAAATGGGTTTTTTGCCTTATAGTCGTAGTATGATCCAGACTTAACGAAAGGATAGATGTTTTTATTAAATCTAGTTCCAATACTATTAAAATCATTTTTTTCAAAAGCCTGTGAAGATAGTTCTAACTTTCTTAACGATACTGGCTTTGTCAAACTATTTCTAAGATTAAAGTCAATATGATAGTTGACTGATAGAGTATTAAAGTCAACAGTTTTAAGAGGATAAATAAGTGTATTATCTACTACCTCAAATTTAGTGCTGTACCAGTTAGGGTGGTTTGCTATATCTAAAATTTTATTAGATGGGACATTATCAGTGGCTGTAAAATGATCAGGCTTTAAGTTAGATCCTTCTTCTGTATATTGTAAAGTTATATATGTTTTAATTTCTGATCCTGTAGTATCAAACTCATATACCTTTACAGATTTTTCCGTTAAATCTTGATAGTTTGTCCAACCAGAATATAAGAAGTTATCTAATTCTCCATATGTCTTTTGAACTGGATAGAGGTAATCATACTGTAGATCAGCATAGGACCAAGACTCTAACACCTGCTCAGTTTCCTGATACTTTGATGGGGAGGGAAATCCTATATTAAATTGTAAGAAGTCTAAGTCATAAAGATCTTCTCCAGATTCATCCTTAATATATTTACCAAAATATGATAATGGCATATAATCTTCCCAGTGTCCAGATACACCAATATCTAAAAAGAATTTTCCATATGATGTACAAGGCAAAAGTGTATATGATGCTGTATAACTTAAAATCTCATTACCAGCATCTGAAGACAAGATGCCATCAACGCTATTTTCAGAAAAATATTGAAGTAGATCTTTGGAGTTTCTTTCTGTTGCAAACCCTACGCTATAAATGTTTCCAGAGAATGTTGAGCCAAGTTCGTCTCCACCAACATAAACTATTAAACCATTAAGATTTCCAAAAAATGTAGAAATATCTCCACCAAGATAATCTGACATAAGTTTCATATGAATACCAAGAGATATCAATTCATCAAGTTCATAATCTTCAATAGTAAAAATAACCTGATCTTGTTCGTTATAGGTTAGTACATACTCAATATCTGGACCATTCTTTTTAATAGAAAAACTATTTTTGGTTGCTGGGTTATATATCTTTAAAATATTTTCTTCTAATTCTGTGTCATCTTTAATTTTAATAACTGTATACAGCGAACTAACCTGCTCATTTAACATGTTTAGTTTTGGGAATAACATATATGAGTTAACAGATTCCCAATCTTCGTTAGGCTTAAAAGTTATAAAATTATTAGTTTCTAATTGTATTTCTTTGTTGTCTGTATAAAATTCTTTTAGTGTTTTTGAACTAAACTTTAGGTTAGGAAGTTCATATTGTGGAATAGTTAAAGAAAAATCTTTTGTAGTCAGGTTATCAAAATCACCCTGTTCCCATTTACCAAAATCTGGATATAGATAATTTGCAGAATAGTTGGCATAAGAATAATCTATAAATGAAGAAGTTCCTGCATAGTATGAGTTAGTATTTTCTGGTGACTCAACTCCCTGACCATATACCCATCTTCTTTTTGCAACTACGGTAGGAACCTGATATGAGTATATTGCAATAGCATCTACCTCAATAGTATCAACATCGTCATATGCGTAAAACCCTAGCCAGTCTTGAGACTTATCTTCGTTAAACTCATCTGGCAGATCCATTGTGTCTGTATCTATTGTAAAAGATAATACTTCTTCTCCGTTAATAAGCAAACTTGCAAAATTTCTAATAACTCTAATATGAATCAGCATTGGTCTATACCATTCATTTACAAAATGAGATTTAAAGTTATCTCCAATTACTAATGTTAAAAATCCACCTTCTACATACAAGCCATCAGAACTTGCAATTGGTCCAAATATCCTTTTGGGAGTTTTAGTATCTGAATTAATTCTTGCCCAAAACTCAAAAGTATATTCTTTATGTCTGCCAACATTATTTAAAAAGCCTTTGCCTGGAACTATTAAAGATGGTAGGTTATTATCATTCTTAATTATTTTAGTAATTCCACTTGCACCATATACCATTGGAATACTTGTATTTTTTGCAGATAGATGTGATTCATCTCCAAGATAATATCCAAGATCTTCAGACAGTCCATATGGGGATGCAACAACTGCAATTGGAGATTCTAATGCTATATCTGTAGGCAAACTTACTATTTCAGATCCTAAAGATGCAACATTAAACTCTTCTGACCATTGACCAGCACTTACTCCATTTACATAATACATATAGTCAGAGGATGATCCTCCACCAGCAGCACTATTAAACTTGATTATAATTTTAAAGTTAGTATTTTGTGTAGGAAATTCAAAAGTTTCTGAAATAAAAATCCACTTTTGTGTTGTATTTATTTCAAATGTTTTTACATTTTGAATAGTAAGCCCTGACTCTGTGCTGACATATTCGTAGCCTATAGAAACTGATTGTAAGAATGGACTTAGGCTATAGATATAAGAACCTATGCAGAAAGTATGAAGATCTGGATTAAGATTTGTGAAGTTAAAAATATTAGAACTTTTTACCAATGTTTCCTGTATGCCAGATCCTGGAACTGTAGACTCAATTCTAGAAATATAACTATCTGGAAAAGGAATGCTTGATAGATCTCCTGTGCCATCATATGCAGTTCCATTTGTTAATGTCCACTGTGATAGAATATTTCTTTTTGCTTCAGAGATTAAGGAAATATAGTTTGCTTCATCATCTAGAGACCAAAGTGCTATTGGATGCTCTGAATAAATTTTTTCTGCATATAAGTTAGATCTATTAGCCATTTTTCTCCTTACCTAATTATAGCAGGAAGAAACTTAATATAATTTAATCTCACAAGCATCAGTAGAGCAATATTTTTCAGATTCAGCATCTAGATTGTCTTTGCCATCATAGATAGCAGCCCAGTCAATCTTGCCAATTTTTCCAACATAAGAGTTATACTCTTCTCGTGTAATCTCCGTATATGGTTGCTGAGGATATGTCTTATTGCCCATTGGAAGGAAGGATACTGCCTTTAATTGTCCCTCGTACATATTGAGTGCTGGAGCAACAAACTTCTTTTCTTCTTCCTTATCAAATGATAGTGTTACAGAAACACCATTATCTGACAAATATTTCTGAGCAGTTGCTGCCAAACCAATCTTTTCAAATAGGCTTACCTGCTTTTCAGAAC